ACGTTCACATGGAGGGTCTCCTTTTCAGATGCCAAAAAAGACTTATATTCATCTATCAATTCTTCGGTTTTAATGTTGTACTTGTACGAGACAAAGTTTAGAAAGGTATTAAACTTCTCCATGGATTTAGTAAAATCAAATTCACGTAAAAACTCGGAAAAGAAAAACCTGTCCTTGTTTTTTATCTCATTTTCAGGGGATATAAAAGACAGACACACAAATTTCTGTTCGGCGATAGGTTTATCTTCATCCAACAAATCAATCAACTTGGACATTCGTATAGTTAACATTTGTTGATTTATTTATATATTTTTCTTCTTTTATTATATAATGGATTTTAACATCAGAGAGATTCTGAAAAGAGTCATTAAATATTTAGTAGAGGGTCTCATCGTAGCAGTTGCCTGTTTTGCAATTCCAAAACAGTCCCTTGATATTGAAGAGATAGCACTTCTTGCATTAGTGGCGGCTGCAACCTTTAGTATCTTAGATACCTATATACCCAGCATGGGCGAGACCGCTAGGTCAGGTGCTGGATTCGGTATCGGCGCGAACCTCGTCCGATTCCCTGGTGGGTTTTAAATAGTCGGTATAAAATCCCAGTCTAATTCTTTACATATTTTTTTCCATATTTCATCTTGTTCTACTTTTTTTTGGTCTTTTAACATGGGAAAAAACTCTAGATATTGATTCTCTCCAAGTAACTCACACAGCTTGTAGAGAGTATAATAATAATTCAAAAAATTCACTCTATCGTCTGGACAATATTTTGCATAAGGTCTTTGAATATCCATGAAAAGATTACACAAGGTCTCTTCTAATTTAGGGGTCATCACAGGAGGTTTGATACCAAGTTTGTCTTTGATGAACGGAATGTGTTCGTAATACTTGTTAAACCCTAATTTTTTCAAGATTTCTTTTGTTTTTTTGTTGTTGAGCTCACTCGGTTGAATACGTTCCTTTTTGACCTGGTTCATTATGGTCGTAATGATTTCAGGAGGAATATCGGTAGATTCTTTTGCTTGGAACTGAGACAATATTTCTCGGAAATGATTGATTCTTTTGTATGCATAAAAAGAAACTTCCTTCGGAGGTTCCTTGTACGAAGGCTTGTCGTTGTCTACTAAAAATTTATGATTGGTGAAACAATGATTGCAGATAATAATACCTTCATGATTTACTTTGATGAGCTCCCCCACTAAACAGTTATCGCATGTGGTTTTGTTATAAGAATAGCATTTTAAATTGATAGACTCAAAACAATTCTTTTCCATATAGGTCTGTACACAATCATTCATCAAATCCAAAGGTATATCACCTTTTTCTTTTACATTGAAAAAGGTGTTAATTTTTTTCTTTTGATTCATATTTTTATCAATATCTTGTTTTGTCTCAAAATACTCAAACAAAGATTTAGCATTTTCCAAATAATAATTATTAATCTCTTCTGTAATCATTTCTTTTTTTCGTCTGAGTATTTTTATTTGCTGTTCTATAGATTCATTTGAGCTATCTAGTCTTTTCTTTTCCAGTTCTTCTATTTTGTTATTTAATTTAGGAATAATGACAGTCTTCTTGTTGTAGAAGTCTTTAAGTTTTTTATGATACAACTTGTCTAACGTTTCGTCATATTTTAGGTTCATTTATAGAATACTAGGAATAGGTGTTTATTTCTTTTTATCCTTTATTTAGTAAAATTTCAAATTTTTTTTCTTTTGCTATTCTATAAATGGGAGGTGGTTTGATGCAATTAGTAGCTTATGGTGCTCAAGATGTTTACCTTACCGGTAACCCACAGATTACTTACTGGAAGGTCACTTACCGCCGCCACACCAATTTTGCAATGGAGTCTATTGAACAAACTTTCAATGGTCAGAGTGACTTTGGTCGCCGCGTGACCTGCACCATCTCTCGTAACGGAGACCTTGCTTACCGCACTTATCTCCAGGTGACTCTTCCAGAGATTAATCAGAATATGGGCGCTGGTGGTACCGCACCGGTCTATGCCCGGTGGTTGGACTTTCCTGGACACCAGATTATTGATGATGTGGAAGTGGAGATTGGTGGTCAGCGTATTGACAAGCAATATGGTGACTGGATGCAGCTGTGGACTCAGCTCACCATGGACAACAACCAGGAGCGTGGCTACCACAAGATGGTGGGTCAAACCACCCAGCTCACCTTCCTTACTGACCCTAACTTTGCCCCGGTGGATGGACCTTGCGACAGCCAGGCTCCTCACCAGGTGTGTGCTCCTCGTAACGCACTTCCTGAGACCACTCTCTACATTCCTCTCCAGTTCTGGTTCTGCAACAATCCTGGCCTTGCCCTTCCTCTGATTGCTCTCCAGTACCACGAGGTGAAGATTAACATTGACCTTCGTGCGATTGATGAGTGCCTCTGGGCGGTCAAGAACTTGGACGCTACCTCAGACGAGCAGAAGGCGACGGGCGCCTATGCCCAGTCGCTTGTGTCTGCTTCCCTCTACGTGGACTACATCTACCTGGACACGGACGAGCGTCGCCGTATGGCCCAGAACCCACACGAGTACCTCATTGAGCAGCTCCAGTTCACGGGTGCAGAGTCGGTGGGTTCGTCTTCCAACAAGATTCGCCTGAACTTCAACCACCCTTGCAAGGAGCTTGTCTGGGTAGTGCAGCCAGACTGCAACGTGGACTACTGCTCGTCCACCCTGGGCGGTACCCCCCTCTTCCAAGCGCTCGGTGCTCAGCCTTTCAACTACACCGATGCAGTGGATGCTCTTCCCAACACCATCAAGGCGTTCGGGTCAGATGCTGCTACCAACGGAACCAATTCCGTCATCGGAAAGAACGGTCTCTTTGAATCCCCTGGTACGGTGGGTCTTCAGACTACTACAAATGTATCGGGTACTCCATACTCCGCCGGCGTCAGTCTCGGGAACGACTTTGTATGGGGAGGCACGGGCGGAGCCAACGAGTTCCAGTCCACTGTTTCGGATGCAGGCACCTTCGTCCTTGCCGAGACTTCGCTCAACATGCATTGCTGGGGAGAGAACCCGGTGGTCACCGCCAAGCTCCAGCTCAACGGTCAGGACCGCTTCTCAGAGCGTGAGGGAACCTACTTTGACCAGGTCCAGCCATGGCAGCACCACACCCGGTCGCCTCATACGGGTGTGAATGTGTACTCGTTCGCTCTCCAGCCTGAGCAGCACCAGCCTTCCGGCACCTGCAACTTCTCGCGTATTGACAATGCGACCCTCCAGCTGGTCCTTTCTAACGCGACGGTCTCGGGTACCAACACCGCGAAGGTGCGCGTCTATGCCCGCAACTACAATGTCCTCAGAATTATGAGCGGAATGGGCGGTCTAGCGTACAGTAATTGATGAATGCTCTGTATGGGTGGTTTTGCATACTTTTATATTATAAGTTTTATAGCGTTTTTTAGATAAAACAAAAAATATATGATATTTTGTTTTATTCATAACTATTTATCCAGTCGTTTTACAATGTCAGTTATCCAAATTTTTCTTGTTTCTTGGTTTGTATATTTTTCATGTAATATCTCTTGATGTTTTTTCTTATTTATTTCATAGCGTTCTTTTTTTTCGTGGGTTGATAATTTATTTCCAGTGACAATATTATGGACTTCTTTATAACAGTTATCGTGTATAGGATGTATAGTTTGATAAGAATTAATCAAAATCATCTTTTGTAAGAATGTATCATATTCATAATTTCTTTTCAGATAATTACAATTACCACAACAGCTTTTTGTATTTTCTTCTGTATATCCTTTTGTATTATCTAGACGGTCTAAACCGTTTTTATGCGCATCATCTGTTTCTTTTCCACATAAATAACAGGACATCTTACATTTTATTGTAAACGCTTCTTCTGTGAATTCAAAAGGTAATTCCTTCCGTTTTGCTCGTTTTTTATAATCATTATAAGAAACAGCTATCACATTCGCAAACTCATCAGGATACAATTTCCCTTGAACAACATTTAAGTTAGTTAATATATGCTCAACACGATGCACAAAGATAGTAGGACCTAACGAGCATTTCATCATGTTACACATCTCGCAACAAGTTACACAATTCTCTTTTACGTAATGTTGTGTTGAATCCAGTCGGTCTATTCCATTAAATCCTTTCTCTTGTATTGTACCACAGTAATAACATGGTTGTTTTACCATCGTCATGAAAGTGTCTTCTAAAATATCAAACTCTAATCTCTTGGATATAGCACTTCGCTTGTAAGTTGTATAATGATATAGTATGTTTTCGTTTCTCTCTTGATTCGTCTCTTTCACCTTTTCAGGATTGGCGTCGCGCCATTTCTTCGCTTGTTCTGCATTTTTCTTGAGATATCCTTCTAGGTCATTTTCAATCAATCGTTTACGCGCATCAATCCAATAAGCAGCACATTTATCATGATTTCGTTCTTTCCATGCTTTCTTGACAGCGATTCGTTCTGGCTTTTTCGAATTGGTCCGAGCAATCTCTTGAACATGTTCTTTGTCTCGTTTTGCATCGGCACGCTTGTTGGAATCACGACAGGCAATACAGGTAGAGGTCTCTCCCCGTTTTCCCTGAAAGTCTTCCAAAGCGAATATTCGTGAACAAGTGGAGCATTGTTTCTTCCCTTGTTCTGGTTCTACTTTAGTCGTTCGTTTTTCTTTCTCTTTATCACGTTCCTTTTTTAGACATGTTTCGCATTTGGAATAAGCATAGTCCATCTGATTTTGAACTTTACAACCACGAATATAATTTGCACACACTTTTAATCCTTGGTTTGCAGTTGTCTCTAAAAAGTATTGAGCTTGATGTTTTCCACAGTAGGCATTCACGCCCTTTTTATAAGCGCATCCTTCTTTTGCACATTTGATAGACATCTTGTATTCTATTTTGTAGATATTAATTTATCAATTTTTATATTTATCCGGTATAGATATAAAAATAAACATTTTACTCTACTCTGGTCCTCACAAGAGTTTTCAACACCTTCGGGTCATCCTTGATAATTTTTTCCTCCTGTGAGTCAATAAAGTCATGTGCTTCTTCTATAGAATAAACAAACTTCAGAGGCTTTTTTGTACGGTAAAACTTCTTTAAAATATCAAACAACGTAGCCAAAATAGAGTTTTGGGTGGTATAAATAGAGGAAGCGACCAGATATTCTTGCAAGATATAAGAATAACTTTCAAGCAGAGCCACAAACTCTTTGATTTGATTCAACGAGATGAGTCCAATCAGACGAACATCCATGACAAATGCAAACTTGTTATGTTCCTTTTTTACCTTCTCAAATTCGTCCTTCATGGATTCAATCGTAAACTGCCATTGCAGAGGAGTAGGTAACTCTTTCAATACAACAAAATGAAAAATAACAAGGTCTTTATGCATATACCTTTCCAACTTTGTAAAGTATTCTAATTCCATTATAAAAAATATACAATGTTTATTTATATCATTTTCTATCAAATAAACAATGTATTCATTTGTATGCATTCTAAGGTATTTTCTTGTACGAATAAGGAGCGGATAAGTTTGTCGTCACGGAAGCGAAAGGTGAACGTCTTATTCTGTTCTTTGCGTCCCACGCGTCCAATCGCTTGGATGATTTTCTCTTGTGTCATCTTACACAAGTCTTCTGCAATGTACGCATGACAAAACTGATAATTGGTTCCGTAAATGAAATCACTACTCGCTAGAATGACTCCCAGCTTTTTCTGTTCGGATAACTCTTTCATGAGGTCGTTGTAGTCACTTGCCTGTGGATTGAATACTCCCACTCCGATTAAGATGAGAATTTTATAGGAGATATCCACCTCCAGATTCATAATCTTTTTCACATAGGACTCGTCCAGATGACTGGAAAAGGCTCCCGAGGTTGCGAAGTTTAAGTCGGTTGTCCATTTTTCAAAATGCTCTCGTGAATTGGGAATATAACTAGGATGCAGTTGTACAGGCTTTAACATTTTCTCAAGAGTGTCTGCTTCTTGAATCAATGTCTTGGTCGCTGCATCAAATCGTTGTTCTTTCATTTTGTTTTCGTTTCCTTCGTCTTTGGCGGTTTTATCTTCAATGTCTTTTCGTATACGAAACATCTTTTCTAGAAGAACTTGATTGGATTCTAGCTTCTTCTCCAATTCTGCGAGTGTGGATTCATGAATTCCGCTATTTTTTACCAAGAAATCAATCCAATGTTGTGTATTCTCACACAAATAAATGGTTGGTCCATGAGTCAATGTATGACTAGACTCTGTCACGAGAAGATTCGTGACATTCAAGGAAGGTACCACGTGAGATTTCAGGTAGTCCGCTACGTCATCCTTCCAAGCAGGCATTGTCTGAATCACTTTATAATAAAGCATCCTAAGATTCTGAGAATTGACTTCTGAGATAGATACATATTCCCCTTTTATCATTTTTTTTATTACAGGGTATTTCTTTGAGAAGAACAGAATGAATTCCGAACACTCGGTCAAACTTAGGAATTTCATGTGACTGAGACCGTGCTTCTCAATAAAGTGTAACATACCCTCATAGTCCTCTGCAAATACTTTGTGAGGCATGACAATCTGACCTGTAGTGTCTAGCAATGTAATATGGGTTGTCTCGTCAATGCTTTCTACGTAAAACACGTTTCCTTCGTATTTACTCGTGTATTTATCACACATTTCTTTCAAGTCGGATTGATTGGGTAGAGTAGCAGAAGACAAGACAATATTCGGTATTTTATTCACAGTCCATAATTTCGTGATAGAGTCGTGAAGGACATGCTGTTCATAGTCCATGGTAATGGTGGGTTCGTCCCAAAAGAGAACAAGGTCGTTTGTCTCAAAGAAAGACATCATGTACAACATAGCCACTTCATAAGATTGGATATCGCAAATCATCAAATCTACGTTCCGCCCATCACTATGTACAGGTCTCTTTTTCCCGTATTTTTCCGTAAACGTTCTTACGGAAGAATAGTGAAGTCGTATATCGTCGGATGTAGTGCAACCAAACGAAAAGCCTACTTTTACGCCTGCATTTACAGCACTTTTTGCAAGACTGACGCCAATATGTCTAGATGCACAAATAAAGATAACCTTGTATTTTTGTGAAATACCCAGAGGGGTCAATGTCTTTCCAGAGCTGGTTGGAGCACGGTAGAAGACCAGTTTATTTCCACTCTGGTTCATGATAGAATAGACTTGTTTTTGGTGTTCGTATAGTTCAAGTGGTTTGAATTTGAAAATATCATTGTTTTCAATGTATTTGTTTGTATTTTCTAGAAAAGTCTTGACGTTCATGTCCTTTTCATGTTCCTCTAGGAACTGAACAATCCAACTTTTTAGCCACTGGTTAATGGGATACATTTTTGAAAGATAGGCAATATTATAGAAGTAAAGCTCCTTGGATTTTTTGGATTTTTTAAATTTGATAAGGAGTTCAATGAGTACCATCTCCACTGATTCATCCACCTTTTTGACCATGGACTTTAGGCGAATGGTATCCGCCGAGTTCAAAGGTTTTTTAGGCTTGGGAATGTCTTTGGTCTCCATATCGTATTTTTTGAGAATATCTTTCAAAACAACCATGTAAATATGATAATCTTTATCGGGGTGTTCCAACTTGAACATTTGACTTACCGTGAAATAGAGGCGACAATCTTGTGTTGGATTTGTTAATCCATCACGAATCATTTTCAGAATCGTCAACTCTTTATGGTCTACCTTTTTCTCCATGCTTTCCCATTCGGTCTTGGTGAGTTTAGACTGATTGAAATCCATGATGGGTAAAGAGTTTGTGTTCGTGTTCGAGACTGAGTTTTGGTTAAGAATTGACTGATTTAAAGTCATTTATAGCATGGATAGATTCTAAAACTTTCAATCAATTTTTTTATATACGTCCAATGGGTCTGATATAACGCCGAAAGTTTTAAAATTTGTACCATAGACTTCTTGCAACAAGGACCATTCAAACAGACCGCCCATATAAATAAGCACATTTACAAAGCCAAGTGATTTCAATTGTGCGAATTTTTTGTATACACTAAGGTCTTGGTAGTCTAATCCGTAGATTATAATTTCTATTTTTTTGTTTTTAGAAAGATAGGCATTGATTCTTTCCGATTCTTGTGACCCAGGTATCGTTCCGTCAATTAAATAGGCTTGTCTGTTTATAGGAAGCGTATTGATTAAAATAAAGTCACCCTTTTTCTGTTGAAGTTGCTGAAAGGAGCATCTAGGATAAGAAGAGGTTTGACCCATATAGTTTATACAAATGAAATATCTATACGAATTTAATCACAACTTCAACCTTTTCCTTCTTGAGACATTTAGATGAAGACACGGACAATTCTTCTCGTCTTTTTCGGCTGTTTTTTATGTTTTCCAAGGAATCGTTGTGTTTCTTTGTTTTAGAGATACTGTTGTTTAAATTCATATCTTCTTCTATATCGGACATATTGTGTTCAATATAATAGATGATTTTGTTCTCAATCGCCCATTTAAAAAAATTCAACTGTCCTATGGTTGTCTCAATACTATACTCTTTGTTACCAAAGGGCATTTTAATTCTTTCCCATCTACAGAAGGGGTCAAACCTTTTCTTGGAATAAGCCTTTAGCTTCAATTTGTAATCATTGTACACTTTGAATCGTTCACAATGATTGATATCATAGGTGGTATTGTATTTCTTTGCATAATTTGTAGAGAACCAATCCACAATACGTAAAGAGATTCGTGATTCACCATTGATGATACTTAGCATACGGTTTAAGTTATCGTCCCTGTTATAAAACTCCATTAATTTCTGAAGTAGTAATTCATTCTGCGAATTCATTTCATACACTTGTTGTTATTTTTTAAATTACTTTTTGTAGAATCATTGTTTTTCCTTTTTTGTAATATTCATGATTTTCTGTTCTACGTCCCAAATTACATTTGAGACAAGAGATACATGTATTGTCTTTATAGTGTCCCAAATGATTGTTTAGTCTTTCCAACGTCCATTGAGAACCATCTTTTTTCTTGTTATACAAAAGAAGCATATCTTGGTTACAATAATAACATTTTAATTTACTTTCTATCATTTTTTCAATCAATTCTATGAAGGTAATGTGTTTCTCTTCATCGTATTTATGTTTTTGTTTGTCTTGTGACTTGTAACTAGAATGTTTTTTCTTGATTTCTCGGAGACAATCGGATGTAGAATCGTCTAGTTTATTCTGATAAATCTTTTCAAGAATGTTCAATGGATGTTCTACCAACGTTTGTTGTATTTTTCGTTGTGTGGTATCTATTAAAATTATATTCTTCATATAAAAAATATAGACATATTATAATAATACTAATCATGACGAATGAATGCAAAGAATACAATAGCTTAAAATACAGGACTATGATTCTCACAGGTATTCCGTTGGATATAAAAACCGAATCCTCTGAAGAATTTATCAATAAATTCTTAAGTAATGACATAGAAAACAATAAAAAAGGTGTGTGGAGTAAATTGACACGAACTGAAAAACATAGAAGGATTGGGGACTTTGTAGATACGAATTTAACTCCTCTTTATTTATTAAACGAAGCGGAGAAAGCAACCGCTCTTAAATTCTGCATTATGTTATTGGATAGTCGTAAATTAAGTAAAACAAATGACATTACCTACAATAAAGAAGAAAGAGTCATTGAACGTATCTCTGGATTAGTGTTTAATCCCGTTACCCGTAAATTTTTGATAAGTTTAGAAAAACAAAAAACTACAAAGAAAAATAAAAAGGATAATATTGAATAGAATGCTATCCTTTTTATCTATTACAAATGTCGGATAAAGATATTGTAATATATATGGATATGTCTCCTGAAGAGTATCTGAAAGAGTTTTTTGTGGAATCTCCACAAATCCTAAGTGAACCGAATTATTTAATCACTCTGAAGACTCATCTTCGTATAAAATACTATTTTGATACTACTTTGGAAGATAGTTTGAATCATATAGAAGAGCTCCTACGAAAAATAGGCAAATTAAGAAGCGAACCATCTATACAATATCCTTCAAATGTCAAAGAAGGACATTTGACTTATTTGAAAAATATATATCAGCCAGAACAAAAAACACAAGAATGGTATACCTTTCGTCATGACCATATTACGGCAAGCAATGCATGGAAAGCTCTAGGTACAAATGCATCTAAAAATCAACTTATTTATGAAAAGTGTCAACCTTTGAATACAGAAAAATACAAATCCTCCCTTACAGAAACACCTATGAGCTGGGGTAATAAATATGAGTATTTGACGGCTTGCATCTACGAAGAAAAAAACAAGACAACCATTAGTTCCTTTGGGTGTATTGAACATCCAATTCACTCTTTTCTGGCTGCGTCCCCGGATGGAATTGTTACAGGTGAAAACAATTATGGTCGAATGATAGAAATCAAGAATGTGGTTTCCCGAGAAATTACAGGCATCCCCAAGAAAGATTATTACATTCAAATGCAGCTACAAATGGAGGTGTGTGATTTGGAAGAATGTGATTTTGTAGAAACAAAATTCATAGAATATGAATCAGAAGCAGAGTATATTGCAGATGAAACTTCCAGAAAAGGAGTGATTTTAGTCTTTATAAATGTAGACAACGAATTTGCATACAAATATATGCCGTTTGACGTGACCGATTATGATGCATGGATGGAGACAACTTTTTCGGAAACACAAATGACATGGTTTAAAAATATTTACTGGAAGTTGGATGTCTATTCTTGTGTACTTGTGAAACGACAACGAGAATGGTTTCAATCTGCGGTACCTGAATTTATTTCTATATGGGAAATCATCAAAGCAGAACGAATCAACGGCGAATACATCAACCGAGCTCCTAAAAAACGCGTCGTCAAAAATGAAAATAAAAATGAACTTAAACCTGATGTACTAATAGATATGTAGATGGACTTGTACGTGATTAAACGAAATGGAGACAGGGAGATTTTATCCTACGATAAAATTTCGCAACGTATCAAGCAACTCAATCAAGAGACTTCCGTTCAAAGTAGTGGTCTTGTCATGAAAATCATGGACCAACTTCATGACAACATTCTAACCTCTAAAATAGATGAATTGATATCTGAACAATGTGCTTCTATGGGCATACATCATTATGATTATTCTATCCTGGCGGGTAGGATTATTATCTCCAATCATCAAAAAGAGGTGAATCCAAGTTTAGATGTCTATTTAAAGACCATTCGTTCCATTCCAAACTATATCTCCGATACCTACTATGAAACAACGTTAAAGCATATGGCCTTTTTTGAATCTATTCTAGACCATAATAGGGACTTTTTGATTGATTATTTTGGGTTTAAGACGCTGGAACGTGCATATCTCTTTCGACACAACGATAAAGTCGTGGAACGAATCCAACACCTATGGTTGCGAGTCGCTATACAAATTCATGGCGAAGATTTAGAACAAGTCAAAGCGACGTATGACAGTTTGAGTAAGAAAGAATATATTCATGCAACGCCCACCCTCTTTAATTCAGGTATCTACCGTCCACAGTTGAGTTCTTGTTTTTTGTTAGGCATGGAAGAAGATAGCATTGAAGGTATTTTTAACACGGTAAAAGAATGTGCAAATATATCCAAATGGGCTGGTGGGATTGGTCTTCACATTCACAATGTACGTGCCGAAGGTAGTCCCATTCAAGGTACCAACGGAAAATCTAATGGAATCATTCCTATGTTGAGGGTATTCAACAATACAGCAAGGTATGTGGACCAAGGAGGTGGAAAACGGAATGGTAGTTTTGCAATTTACTTGGAACCATGGCATGCAGACATTGAACCGTTTTTAGACATGAGAAAGAACCAAGGGGACGAAGAGATGCGAGGACGAGACCTTTTTTATGCTCTATGGATTCCGGACCTCTTTATGGAAAAGGTAGAAAAGAATGAAGATTGGTATTTGATGTGTCCAAATCAATCCAAAGGATTGTCCGATGTGTATGGGCTCACATTCAATGCTCTTTATGAGTCTTATGTACAGCAAGGAACTTACATTAAAAAAATAAAGGCACGGGATTTGTGGTTCCGTATCTTAGATAGTCAAATGGAGACAGGTACACCTTATATGTTGTACAAAGATGCATGCAACCAAAAATCCAATCAGAAAAATTTAGGTGTGATTAAATCCTCTAATCTGTGTTGTGAAATTGTAGAATATAGCGATTCAAAAGAAAGTGCAGTCTGTAATCTCGCAAGCATTTCCTTATCTTCCATGGTAAAAGAGGGTGTATTTGATTTTGACAAGTTACACCGTATTACGAAACAAGTGACCCTTAATTTAAATAAATTGATTGATGTAAACTTTTATCCGAATGAAAAAACAAGAGCAAGTAATACAAAACATAGACCCATCGGAATCGGTGTACAAGGTCTTGCCGATGCTCTTGCTCTCATGAATTTACCGTTTGAAAGCAAAGAAGCATTAGAGACCGATAGACTTATTTTTGAAACCATGTATCATGCATCGCTAGAACAAAGTATGGAACTAGCCAAAGAAAGCGGTGCCTATTCAAGCTTTTACGGGTCACCTTTGTCTCAAGGCATTTTCCAGTTTGATTTGTGGAAAGTTCAGCCTAGTGAAAGGTATGATTGGTCAGCACTTCGTCAGTCTATTCAAACTCACGGGGTGAAGAACTCGTTGTGTTTAGCTCCTATGCCCACTGCTTCAACCAGTCAAATTCTAGGAAATAATGAATGTTTTGAACCCTTCACAAGCAATCTATATACAAGACGAACTCTTGCAGGAGAATTTATGGTGATTAATCGTTATTTGATGAAAGAACTGATTGACAAAGGAATCTGGAGCATGAAAATCAAAGATAAAATCATAGAAAACAAAGGGTCTATTCAAAAAATAGAAGAGATTCCCGAAGAAATACGAAAGAAATATAAAATCGTGTGGGAAATTCCAATGAAACACGTGATAGACCGAGCCAAAGAACGCGGTGCATTTATTTGTCAAAGTCAGTCTATGAACCTATGGATTGAAGAGCCCAATTATAAGGTACTTACAGCCATCCATTTGTATGCATGGAAATCTGGACTGAAAACAGGCATGTATTATTTGAGACGAAAAGCAAAACACCAAGCCCAACAATTTACGGTGGTTCCTGAAAACAAGAGTTCTGAACCTGAATGCGTGATGTGTTCAGGCTAAAAGGAACTGAAATGATAAATTTATATAAAGAGTAAAAAGATATAAATTTATATGTTTTTTGAAAACAGCGTGTTCCCCATTACCTTTTCTATTCCCGATGAAAAGATGATACAATCCATCCCAAAAAAAACAAAGCTACTCTCTTCCTTGATTCCTGGAGATTTAAAAACTTACATTTATCACACGGAAAAGGACTATTATGAAGAGTATCAAAAATCCTGTTTTGCTATCACCACAAAGAAAGCAGGATGGGATTGTATGCGTCACTACGAAATTGTTGCAAATGG